GGGGGCGAAATGGGTAGACGCAGCGGATTCAAAATCCGCCGGTGAATAACCGTGTCGGTTCGAGTCCGACCCTAGGCACCACATTATAATCCTCGTTCATTGAACGGGGATTTTTCTTTTCTGCTTTTTGACATTTAAAATCAATAACTTACGCATTATCTCACTGCCGTTTTTAAACTTTATTTTATACCCTATATTGCCATTTTTTATGTATTTTTATATATTTTTATGCGTTCATTACGCCAAAATTACGCCAATCGGTTTAGTTTTTGGTGAGGGTTTTTACGTTTAGAGATTAAGTAAAGTGGCAACAGTTAGAAAACGTGGTGATAGATGGCGTGTAGAGGTCTATCGGGACGGCAAAAGAAAATCTAAAACCTGCTCAACAAAGACAGAGGCTATTCTCTGGGGAGCTGAAGAAGAAAAGAAATTAGAGTTAATGGCCAATGGTATGCAGCCAGAGACGCTATTTTCTGATGTGATTAAGCGTTATTTGAATGAGGTTACGCCAACAAAACGAGGCGAAAAGCACGAATTCAACCGTCTAACTCGTTTTTTACGCCACCCTATCACAGATAAGTATATATCTGATGTCACTTGCCAAGATTTAGAGTTATGGATTAAAGAGCGGCTAGAAACCGTGAAAGGCGAAAGTGTTCGCAGGGAGTTATCCACTATCGGGCATATCTTTAAAGTTGCCGTTGAGCGTTGGGGATATATTCAAAACTCACCTATGACCGGATTGCAACAGCCACAGGCAAGCAAGCCAAGAACACAAAGGTTCGCGCAAGAAGATATAGACGAGATTGTCAAGATTAGCGGATATAATGAGAGCCTAAAAACCGCTAAGGCCCGCACAGGTGCAGCAATGTTATTTGCTGTTGAAACTGCGATGAGAGCGGGAGAAATATGCAATCTCACTTGGAATAACGTTAATTTAGAAAAAAGAACGGCATTTTTACCGCTAACAAAGAATGGTAGTTCAAGAACCGTGCCTTTAACTAAAGCAGCAGTGAAAATACTGGAAAGATTAAGAGATGAGATTGAGCAAGGTGATACTTGCTTTCAGGTGAAGTCTAATATTCTAGATGCAACGTTTAGAAAGCTTAAGAAAGCGGTTAATCGAGAATATTTGCACTTCCACGATACAAGACGAGAGGCGTTGACAAGATTGGCTAAAAAGGTCGATGTGATGACTTTGGCGAAAATATCGGGGCATAAAGACATTCGGATATTACAAAATGTCTATTACGCCCCGAACATGGAAGAGGTTGCAGAATTGTTAGATTAATAGATATCGGCAATAGACCGATATTGTTTAAGTGGTGTGAGATTATTAGATGGACAAAGGGAAGTCGTCTGTAGTGTACCACATTACATCAGGAAATCGTAGATCTTGATAATCGGTTTCTCGTATATCTTCCAGAAACCGCATTTCAATGTAGTTTGAATCTCCTTTACCCCCAATATACAATTTGCCAATTTCAATGCCAATATCATTGTAAAAGGGTTTCAGGAAAGAAAAATCTGTACGAAAACCTTGTGGGATGCCGCCCAATTTGATAAGGTCAATATTTCGTGTATTGCGTTTACGCTGTATGAAACCTTTACTACCTTTGCCTAAAACTTGAAACCATCCCCACTGTCCGCCACCGAAGCTCATAATAACAAGGTTGTTGTATCGTTTGATACGAACCCAGTTTCCTGCCACAGTATTTTGAGCGTTCATTGTGATATCACCAGTGTCGCCATAAACGATCTTCCAGCGACCACCGCATTTTTGCCACTGGTAGGCTCCAACGCCAGCACCGTTTATTGATGTATAGATTGCTCCATTTGGCTCAACGCCTGTAATCTTACCGCCTGTTGTGTTTGGATTATCCGGCCGACCGTTTCCAGTAATTACAATTTGACTACTAGATTGATTACTACCGCCATCTGGGATTTTCTTTTCAATTCGCTTAATTTCAGTTCCAACAAATTCGGCAAATTCAGTTATACCAGTCTGAAATGTCATTATTTATTGTAACCTCGTGTGTAAGCTTCTTTTAAATTCACATCGTCTAGAGATGTGAATTTCTGATTAAGTGCGGTTAATGCTTCATTGGCTTGTGAGATTTTTTGAATAAGTTTATTCAAGCCATCTTCGCCTGTTTTCATTCCATTTAATGCATCGGCTAATTCCTTGATGGTATCTAATTCAGCCGCTACATTTCCGCCCAATATTTCGCTTTTAGCTTCGGTTTTCGCTTGATTTACAAGCTCAAGAATCTTCTTAGCGGATAAAGTTGATGTTTCATTTGTCGCACTGTCATTAATACCTGCTGCACTACCTGATAGGCTTCTGACAGATTGATATAATTCATTGATTGCGCCAACTAGATTTGTTTTATCTGTTGTGCTTAAAGTTGTTAGGTTTCCGATAAGTTTAGTAATTTCCTTATCTTTCATACCTACGAATTCGGCAAATTCTGTGAGTGTCTGGTGAAATTCTTGTGCTGCCACCCTATAAAGCTCCTATATTATAAAAAGTTTTTAATTCTTCGAGAGTTGGGATTTTTTGATCGCATTGTCCATCATCTAATTTGACAATTTCGACCTTTTCAATTACCACCTCAATCTCTTGAGGTGGCTCAATAATTACTACTAATTCATCTTTACACGTCATCTTCGCTCGGTTGCGGTGTGACATCGCCCTCTAGTTTAAAAAGTGCGTTTCTAATCACCGTTTTTACCGCCCCCGTATTGGATATTGTTTGCAAGTCGTAGTTTGCTTCTGACCAAATGGCGTATTTCGTTAAATCGTGATGGAATTTAAGCAAAATAACGCCATTCTCTGCATCTATAACCTTAATTGTTTCATCTGTGCTAGATAGAGAAATTACAGTATGGCTTCTAACTTTCGCCCACAAATCTAACCGCTTAATGTTGGTTAGGTCGTATGGTTTAAGCTCGTCATTCTGCTGTTTCTCATAAATCCGCACCCTTCGCTCTTCATCATCGCCACGATAAAGAACAATATCTGTTTGTGACATCTAAGCCCCCTTACGCATTTGACTAAACCGTTTGTCGTGCTGTCTGCCTTTTAGCTCGCTTTCGTATGAATCCTTACAATGGTTTTTATCAAAGAATAGGAAGTTAATTACTCTATGAATAATTACCCATCGTTTCTTTGGCTTAGAAACTAAAATCGCACCACGATAGGTGCGACTTGATAATGTTTCATCTGCTGCTCCACCTGTTAAGGCATTGAATAACTGGTCGAAAGCGATTAGATTGTGATAAGCGTATAGCTTTAATTTACTTGGAATTTCCATTCTTCAATTTCCTTTTCAAGTGCGGTGAGTTCTTCTGGTGTTTTTGTGGCCAGTAAACGATCTTCAAATGCTTGACGTTGCCCGATAATTACGCCAATAGCCACAGCAAATTGAGATGCTTTCTCGATAACTTTCTCAACCAATATCTCAAAATGAATGCCTCGCACTCTTGCGATTTGTTTAAGCATCGGGGTATCAACTTTATTGTCTGCCTGCCACGCTAACGCTTCTTTCTCTTGGCGGTAAAAGCTCTCAATCTCTGTTTGCGGATAGCCAACAAGAAGATTTGTTTTAATCTCATCTGCTTTATCTGCCAATCTGTTCAATAAAGTCTCTTTCTCTTTATTAAAGATAGCTAATTGTTTTTCTTTTGAGATAGTCCATTGTAGTGTCTCGATATTTAATTCATGCGCATCGCTAGGTTGTGGCTCAATTAACACTGGCACACCTTGCTTGTTGGCAATGATTTGCTTGCCGGAAGATTGTCCATTTAATAAAGTGCGGTATGTTTCGTCCGTCAGTTCTATTGATCCGTTTGGGATTTCATGAATGCCGTCAATATAAAATCCGTTAGTTTTTTTGTCGTAAAAATACATTTTTGAACCTCATTAATATCCAATAGCAAACCAATCTGCCGATGTATCAATAGGTAGGGTTGAGTTCATTTTGAATGTAAATTTTGTGTTAGTCACATTAAGTGCAGCTAAGTGTGTTGCGTTTGATTCAACTGTTCTCATTTGGTTTTCTGTCAATTGAATATTTAAAACCTTATTTGGAAATGCGATCGGAAAGACTATATCTGTGCTATTTTCGTCATGAATTACAGGTGTTTTGCCCCATTGTAAAATTAGCCCATTAGGCAATTTAACCCATCCTGTCTGCCCCCATTGAGAGCGATAATCGCTAGTCTGCACGGTAGTATTTAAAGATTTACCGCTTGAGGAGCGAACATCTCCAGCACTATTAAAGTCGCCATTATGCTCGAAAGTCCATATTTTGTTAGAGCCATTATCCTCAACAAGATGGATAATCCCTCGCCCAAAGCCATCACCTGCGCCTTGTTTTGTTGTATAACCGAATGAAAACGCAGAACCATAATGATTTTTAGACCGCACCAACCCTTTGACAAATGGATGATACGTATCACGGTCTTGTGACCCTTCGGCGTTAACTAAAAACGGTGCGTCGCTGGTATATTGATTAGCATAAGCGCCATACCCAAAATGTTTAGATGAGATACCCACGGAATACAAAATGCCTGTTAAACTGTCACCACTCTTTGATACGCGACCATTTGCGTTATTGTTAGCACTGTTTGCGCTTGTTTGCGCCGCATTAGCTTTCGAAACTCCATCATTTGCTGTGAGTTGAGCTGCATCTGCCGCAGCTTTCGCCTCTACGCTTTTATCGTAAGCTATTTTCACAGATTTTGGCGTAGCAGACTTGGTTTCATCATCACTATTGATAGATGTCAAGAGCTGAGTAATGCCACTCTCAGTTAATGTTGCGCTCTTAAGCTCTGACTGAGTAAACCCCCAACGCTGCCAATCTAAAGAATTAGCTTGCTCTGGGTTTTTATTTGTATTTGCTCTTTTTGCTTTGTATGTGAGGTTTTTGTATTGAACCAATGCACCGATAGGATATTCTTGCGTAGCAGACCACTCAGACAATCCACGCTGGAATAGATAACCAAACTTTTCATCTATCCGTTTAAAAAGGAAGTTAAACCACTCCATTGGAGGGATACCTCCAGTCTGGTCGAATGAAACTCCCCACCCTCTGCCAATATCAGGGAAATTACTCACTTCGCCCTGTCTAGCACTTGATGCGAATACGCTTTCATCAGGTTTATTATATACCGCCATAGAATCCTCTATTTGATTTCAAAAATAATTCTAGTTCCCGCTTGTCTTGGCAGAATGTCAAGATTTTCCACTGCATATCTTGCGAATTGAGTTAAATATCCACCAACAACCGAAACAGTAACCGTCATATTTAAATTGTCTTTTACCGTGCATCCGTCACCAAAAACAAATCGGCACGCCTCAATAATGTTTGGGATCGTGCCGATTTGATAATTTTTAATGATTCTGCACTTTATTAAGAATCGGTAATCCTCGTCAGATAATCTGACAGAATCAGCTAACGGGTCTCTTAATCTGTACCATTGACCACCGCCCTCAAGCTCTTTGCTAAATCCAAGTGCATTTTTTGCGTTCTTAAACCCAAAGAACTGTCTCAAAGTGTAACCATTAACAATTCTTGACTGCCCGACGTGTTTACCGACTAAATCTAACTGGTCTCCAGTTGCAGTCTTGATACTTAAAACATCTTGAATTTGATATAAATCAATAAAGCTTTGAGCAAATTCATCTTCAATCATCTTGATT